TTGTTACGGCAGCAGCAACTTGGAAAGTTTCAGCAGCAACGCTTTTAGAGAATAAAGATAGACCCATTACTTTGTCAGCAGTCTTTTCACCAGCGTCTCTAGTGAAAGGCTTTCTGTAAAGAACAGCATCATCTGCATCTAAAACATCAGTACCTCCTGAGAATCCAGGAATATGATCTTCTAATGCAGCGACTAATTCGATTTTAGTTTCACCAGTAAATAAATCAGCAATAGTTTGAGCTGCTGTTAATTCTGTACCTACTGCGTAGATTTTTAAACCGTCGATTCTTGAAGTACCTACTTCTACTTCTTTAGTAGCATCTGCTGGAGTACCGTCAGTCTTAACGTAAGTTGGAGCCTGAGCGTTATCTAATCTACCACCTTGGTAAGTAAAGTCTAAGTAAGACAATAATCCCATTGGTCCAGCCATTGGTACTACTGGTACTAAGTCTAAACCGATAGTTTGAGCAGCAACTTGCATTGCTAAAGGTAATAAAGTTGGAGCTTTGTCTCCAGAACCGTTATCACCTACATTTGCACCGTTTCCAACTTGTGAAGGAAAAGTTACTGCACCCATACCTGAAAGGTTCATTGGGCCAGGGTTGTTAGATAAAGACATGATGTTTGCGTCTTCATATAGTTTGTGGTTGTGACAGTAAGTCGACATCCACGCTAATTTTTCTGATTCATTAATACCAGTTGCCTCTTCAATGATTGGCGCCCAAGTATTTCTGATCTCAGCTTCGTTTAATAAATTTGCCATTTTTTAATGATCGTTTTTTTAGTTTGTTGTTTAGTTAAAAACTCGACATACTTGGGTTTTCTGCTTCTGTCACCCTATCGTCGATTAATTTATATATCTTTATATTATTTGTTAAATCTCTTTTTAAGTTCGTTTGCGTAACTAGACACATCGTATAGTGTTTCTTGCTTTTCAACAACGTCCTTAGATTCTTTTACCATTTCTACTTTTTCCATTTTAACAGGAGCTTCTCTTAAATCTCTAGTTTGCCAGAAATTTGCAACTTGATACTCTGTGTTTAATGTTTTGTATTTGGATTGAGCTGTTATCTGATTTTGTTTAGCTTCAGATAGGTTAGCCCATGTTTCTGCGTATTCAGATGGCATAAGAGCAATGAATGTTGGTTGTGCACCTAGATTTTCAACTATTAATTGAGATTCGTTAATTCTAGATAAGATTTCTCTCTCTGTCATAAATCCTCTTTTTGCAACATGTTGTCTAACATTACTTTTAGCATCTTCATTTAATGCGTTATATGCTTCTCTTGTTTTAGATGAAACTACTTTAAAGAATGAAGGACTTTCATTTTCTTTAATTTGTGCATTTTCAACTAATTTATCTAATTTTGAAGAGATTTCGTTTTTGTAAGATTCTAATGGATCATGTGCTCCTTCTTCGCCTTCAGCTTCTTCTTCACCTTCACCTGCATCGGCTTCTTTAGTTTCACCTTCTGCTCCAACTTCAGTTACGTCTTCTGCGTCTGCTGCATCCTCGTCACCTTCTTTAGCAACTACTTCGCCTTCAACATCGCCTTCTACTGAATTATCTCCAGCTTCGACTTCTTCTCCGTCGATTTCTTCAACATCTTTACCTTCACCTGCATCAGATACGTCACCTTCTACTGAATTATCTCCAGCTTCGACTTTTTCGTCTTCTATTTCTTCAACGTCTTTTGCACCTTCGCCTGATTCAGCAACCTTTAGTACCTCTTCAGATTCTTCAGTTCCTTGTTCGTCTTCTTCTTCAGAATAACTTTCGTCTTGAGATTTAGTTTCACCTTCTGCTCCAACTTCAGTTACGTCTTCTGCATCTTCTGCATCTTCGTCACCTTCTTTAGCGACTTCTTCGCCTTTAACGTCACCTTCTTCTTCATTATCTGTAATTTCTTCAGCTGATTCTACATCTTCTTCTTCGATGCCTGGATTTTCAGCTTCATCTTCTTCAGTAACAACTGATTCGTTAATAGACTCTGCGATATAATCAGCATACTCAGAAACTGATTGTAAATTTTCTTTTAAGTATTCTACATAACCTACTAGAGTTTCGTGTGTCGTTGCACCTTCATTGTGTGCTTCTGCTAAATAATTAGAGAAATCTTTAACTTTAGATACTGCTTCTGCCAGGTGTTCTGTGTATTGAATACCTTGATCTAGTTTCTCAGCAATGCTTTCTGAATAAGAAATAGATTGATCTGTTTTTTCAGCTACGTGTTCGCTATATTGAATAGATTCATCTAATTTTTCTGCTATATAACCAACATAATCTGATAGTTTGTTAACACTTTCTACGATATGATCGTTGTGAGAAGTTAAATTCTCAACTGTTGTATCTTCACTAGAAGTTTCTTCTTTAGCTGCGATACCTTCTTTAATAGACTTGATTTCGTTCGCTAAATACTCTGAGTACTTGTTGAAGTCGTCAGCCTTTACAAATTCTGCCATGTTTTTATTTTCTTTTATTTGTGTTTTGTTAATTTCTAATTCGTTTGTAGCTTGACCTTCAGTATTCATTTCATAAATCCATAAACCAGAATTATTATCGAAACCATAAGATTCGTTAACTCTTTTTAATTCTGCATTTTCAAATCCAGGATCTGCAACCAGATCATAAGTAAATAATTGTTTAATTTTTACCTTACCGTTAGATTCAACTGCACCAGCAGCTCTTGATGAAATCTGCAAAGGAATACCTGCATCTACAAGTGCCTTTGCTTGACGACCAGCGTCCGTATCTAATAATCTAATTTTACCTCTTACTTCCTTTGAGTCTTTATCATAAGTAAGTTCTTCGATAATGTGAGATACGTTTTTAAGTGATGTGTCGAATGAAGTTGGATGATCTAATTCACCCAAAAGTTTAGAAGCCTCTATTTTCTGCTGAAGAGCCTCTATTTGAGGAACGTATTCAGACTCGGTATAGATACGATTGTTTCTATTTTTTTGGTCAATTTGACCGAAAACACCTTCTAAAATGTACGCTTTCTCTTCATTCTGGACTGAACTAAGAGCAGATGACGACATCTCGACGATTAATAAATCGTTTGTATTTTTCATATTGATAGTTTTTCTATTTTTAATATATATCCTATTTTATTATTGAAATATCTTATTACAAATCTGCAAGCGGATCATCACCACCTTCTTCAGCCTCTTCTTCTTCTTTTTCAGCGTCCTTTAAAGCTTGTGCAGCTTCAGCTTCAGTGTCTAAATAGTAGCCAACTAAAATATCCATTTCTCCTTCTGCAAACGCAGCTTCTCCATATTCTTTATAGAAATAATCCTTGAATCCATCTTCAGTTTTTGATGATGTAATTGCTCCTAAGATTTCTGCAGCTTTAATTTCTGGACCTGAATCTAATTTTTGATCGTCTATATAGACTTTAGATTCTTCACCAGCTGATAAAGCTTCTTCCGAAATAAAGTCTTCAAATGTTTTAAAAATTTTCATAATCTATATATTATTGTTTTGTTCTGATATTACATTGCGAATGGATCTTCAGGCTCTGGAGCTTCAGCATCATCTTTTGCTTGTTTAGATTTAGCAGCATTATTTGCTCTAATTTCATCATCAGTAAGTTTAAGATATTTCTTAACTAAGTACTCTTGATCGAAGTAATATTCTTCTTCCATTGTTTCTTGATTAGTAGTCATTAAACTGTCTCTCATCGATCCAATAAAGTCTAATCTACGTTCCATGATTTCCATTGTTTTTAATTCAGCGAATACGTTTTCTTCGTTGAACCTTAATGCAACCTGTGTTTTAAATTGAGGATCATTTGTAAATTCAGGATATTTTAAACACATTTGAATGTATAATGGTTTAACCATAATTTCCTGAAATACAGATCTTAAACGCTTGATAAATTTACCAAACTTGATCTCATCTCTAATCATACCATCTGCAGCCAAGTTAAAATCTCCACCTCCATCTTCATATAAGAATCTTGAATAAGGAATTTTAGAAACGTGTTTTAATTTATCTGAGAAGTATTTAAGTGCTTCTGTATCTGAAAGATCTGGTCCTTCACCGCCTAGTGTTTCAATTTCTGGCGTTTCTCCATCTTTAGAAGGTAACCAATATTCTTTACTAAACTGTAGCATTGGTTTACCATCTGTCGCTAATGTTGCTGATTCCCAATCAAAATCTACCGTCTCTTTATATGAATTCATTAATTGAGCAAGCGATTGTTTAGCCCTTGTTTTAGATTTACCACCGACTGGAATAATAAACTTCATTCTAAACGAAGCATTGGTCACTGCCCAGATTACTCTGGTGTGTTCCATAATTCTAAGTAAATTAAACGATCTAGTTAATCTTTCAATATATGAAACTCTAGATGCTGTTGTTATTGATGAATAAGATAAGTATATTACTTGTGAATCGTATAATTTTCTTTCTTTAACTGGATCATCTTTATATTGTACCCAAACTTTCTTACCATCTTCGTGATTATATCCTGGTATTAATGTAACAGGATCAAGTTCTTTAAATCCTATTACTTCCTTTTGGTCTGGGGAATAAATTATTTCGAAGGTTAAATAACCATCTATTAAAAATTTTCTAAAATAGTACCATGCAGATTGATCGGAATTAAATCCAAAATAATGATATATTTGTCTAAAATATTTATTAAGATCTTTTTCAACATCTGAAGAAACGTCTAGTCCTAATATTTCAGGTTGACAGAAAAAATTCTTATCGTCATATACTACAGTTTCATCACATAAAATATCAAGAATGTCTTCTACTTCATCATTTAAAGAAAAACTTCTTAATTCATCTCTTTTTGCTTGATAATCTTGATCAAAAAATGGAATATTTTTCTTAAGATTAGTATCTGTCATAGACATTGCAGCAAATGCTCCATAAATGTCATCGTTATCAACACCATATGGATTCATTTGACCATATCCGATCTCTGCTTCCATTGGTCCAATCGCCTGAGATTGTCTAAGTACTAAATCATCATAGCGCATACCAAAACTTGATAGCGTTTTCAATGAGTTTGAAAGGCTAAACGGGTTTGAACTATTACTTAACGGTCCGTTTCTGTCGGTGAATCCTGCCATATTGTTTTATTATTATGTTCTTTTTTATATATCTTATTTTTTAAGGTGGTTTCTAAAGGCATATTTTATCTTACCTATAGTTGTTCCATTCAAATCAATAAAATCACAAAGAACTATTTCTGCCCAATGTTCATAAGACACTATTTTTTGATTTTTTTTAAGTTGAGGTATGTATTGTCTAATTGCAAAATCTAATCCAAATCTCTCTAAATATTTTTTAGCACCTTCGTATGTGAATTTTATTTGCCCTTGTTTTTTAGCGTTATTACTGCTCTTACCTTTAATTTGTGATTTTATTTCACCTTCCATTGTGTCATAGATCATGTCTAACATGTTTTCTTTGATTGCAACTGGAAGTAAATTTAAATTAATTCCTAAATCATTACCCGCTTCAGTTGGATCCAATGCAAGTACTACTGGATTAGAATCCCACCAAGGTAATTTTTCTATATGCTTAGGTTTATCATACCTAAATACATGTATCATACCCGTTTTAAATGGTCGTATATGATTTGAAACTGAATTTTCTCTAATAGATTTAGAAGATGTAAAAAACCAATCTTCAGCCTTTTTTCTAGCGCGTAGTTTTCCACCAGCTTCCTTAGATAATTTCTTTATGTCTTTTTTAATTTGACCCATTACTTAAGTGTCTTTTCTGTTAAAACAACAAATCTCCAACCTCTATTTTCTGCCCAAGCTTTAGCATATGCATACTTATCTCGATTTTTAATAAATTGTTCAGCTAAAAATTTATATGATTTTAGTGCCTTTTGACTTCTTTTTTTAGGAGGCTGTGGTTTTTTAATTTGTGCCTCTGGTTTTACTTCTATTAAAAATTCTTCAAATCCTTCATCCGTTTTTGTTTTCATATAGAAATCAGGATAATATTTATGTTCCCTTTTATCAGCTGACCATATATATTTAATTTCTACTGGCTCGCTGGACCATTTTACAACACTATCTTTAGTGTCACACATTATCATAAACTTACGTTCCCACGAGGATCTGTATATGATTGGAGATGGACCAATATATTTATCAGGATTTGTTGGGTTGAAATATCCTTGAATAAATCCTGAATTTCCTGTGGGTTTTAAGTTTTTTATTGACATTTAAATATTGAACATGCCACCTCCATCATCACCACCCTTTCCTGTAGTAATTCTATCGATAGACATAGTGTTTTTATATTTTTGAGGGTGAATTTTATTCCAACCTTTAGCATATCCTCTTTTTGCTATTTCTGTAAAATACGCAAATGCATTAGTATATTTAGGATTAAAATTACGCCAATATTTTAATAAATCTAATAAAGCAAATTGTAAACAATCATTTCTATCGTCTTCACTTACATATGTTAATTTTCTAATTGTTCTTTCAGCTAAAAGAACTAGCATTTTTTCTGCTGTTGGTGTTAGTTTGTCGTCTTGCTTAGATTCTACAATCGCATTGTATAAATCTTTATTATTTAAATAGTTCTTTTTTCTGGGCACGTTATGTAGTTTTATTTATAGTTATACAAAAAAAAGCCCGTTTGTTTCCAAACGAGCTCTAGTTTAAAGTTTGTTGTTGGTACTATTATTAATAATTACCAAAAAATATTTATATTCCTGTACCCGCAGCCAATTCTATTCTAAATTTTTCAATTCTAAGAGGCTCGTCATTTACAAAAACAGTTAATGTGTCATCTTTTCCAGCTGCTGCGTATTCTACTGCATCTACTTTAATTGCATCACCTTCTTTTAAACCTTCTGCTGCTCTAGAAATAGTAGCATCTAAATACCCGTCAGAAAGTCCAAGTGAACTTTCATTATTTAAATCTTCAATTTCTTCAGAAATTCTTTTAATTTCAGTACTAAGCAAATTATCAGCTGCTTTAATATCTGGTAAATTTCTATCGGCTTCAGCTAAACGACCCTTTTGATCCTTTAAGAAAAATATCATTTCTTGCATTAATGATAGTTTTTTTGTTTTTTCTTCTCTTCTGATTTTGAAAGATTCTAATATATCTTCTACCATGAATGTAATATCTTCTCCTGTTTTTTCAGCAACATATTCTATAGCTTCATCTGCTAATAGTTTTTTAAACGCTGAAATTCTAGTAGATTCGTTTAAATCAAATACAAATGTATTATTACCAGATCTCATTGCCACAGAAACAATATTGTTATCTCTAGTTTCAGTAACGAAATCTAGTGTTTTATATAATTTCGAGTTTAATGCAGCTAATTCAAATAAATTAAATACAGGTTTGTCTTCATATCTAATATAACCTGAACTAAAAACGTTTTCCGATAAAGGTAAACCTTGGCTAATTAACATTTCAATATCGTTAGCAAAATATTTATTTTCTTTAATATTGTATGTGAATTTTATAGCTATTGAAGATTTTTTAATTTTATCTAATTCAGATTCCAATAAAGTTAATTCTTCTTCAACTGTAGATACTGTGAATTTAGTTTTTGAATTAAGTGAAACTGTTTTTTTAGATTCTTTTAAGAATTTAATTTTACCTTCTAATTCAACAAGATTATTAAAAGATTCTAATGCAGCATCTTCTACTTTGAATACTTTGGTTTTATTATTGTAATCGTAATAAAAAGAAATTGAGTTTTCTTCAAATGTAAACATGTTTGTAGCTTCAACAAGCGAGTTAAATGTAGGATTAACTTCTTTAGTTAATTCTATGTTTTCTCCTGTCATTTTAAAGTTATGTCCAGCAACACTAAATATTGTAGTGCCTTGATCTTCAAGTACTGGAGATAAAATTGCTTTATTTAATTTTCCCATTTTTTTGGTCTTTGATTTTAATTATATATCTTTATTTTATTGATCGAATGGCAACTCTGTACCATCTACGTCGTATTTGTCACCTAGTAAAGAATTGTTATTTGGACTTTCTAGATCTTTAAATCCTTTTTTGTTTAATCCACTATTGCCTATAGTAAACATTCTATTAGACTGTTTTTTTCTTCGACTAACTCTTTTTAATTGTGTTTCAGTAGTTAATTCATTACCCAAATTCAATGTTGAACAGTCAATGTCTGTTGCTACTAAAGTCCATTTATTTCCGTCAGAAGTCCATTTTGAATTTGTATCACAATCATAATATACAAACGGAGGTACAGTTGGATCTAAAAATCCGTTAGGATCTCCATAATTACCTGTAATACCATCTGCGTGTGATGTTCTTGTAAATTTCTGGTAAATATCTTCTTCAAAATCAAATGCAGGTATAAATGAATTTATTTCTAAACTAAACGTTACTTTATGATTTTCTTTATCGTCGAATGAATACTCTACTGGTCGTTCTTGTGTATAATCGTCAGGCATCATGTATTCTGAGCTAATTCTATAAGTACCATCTTCTAAGTGACCTGCATCGACATGATAGAAATTAGCTTTATACATTTTTTTGACAATGGCTTCTGTTACTTTAAACAAATCTAATTGACTAGAAACTAAAATTTCAACATCAACGCCAAGTACTACTGGAATCATTTCAAATTCTGCAACAAAACCTTCCATTAAGCCTTGTTCATTTATCATAGAATAATTACCAAGATTTCTTTTGTTAATTAGTTTTGAAGGATCAACATTAAATGAAGTTAGGTTTACAATACCTCTTGGTACTTTGTCGTAATTGCCATCGGCGAATTGACCGTCAGGGTCACAACCGGGTCCATTTACATTTGAAAATAAGAAACTATCTTTCATAAAATTCTCATCTCCAGTAACTGAATAAAAGAAGGGTACATCAACTATTGATCTTTCATCATTAGAAATTTGTCTCCAAAAACTAAGTTTACTATTCAAGTCTGCAAGTAATCCAACAACAAGATGTCGAATAACTGAATCATCTTTATTAAATTTTAAATTGTATGTCGCCATTAGTTATATATCATTTAAAATATTCACAATCAGGATCGTTCCATGGGGAGCTTTTAAGTAATAAATCCAAATTTAGATTGTGTCCAGTATTATAGTTAAATCCTCTTAAAGTTTTTAAATTTATATTAGTGTATTTATTTAAAGAGATCATGTTGTGTGATCTTCCGATAGACTGATAATAATCTTCATATTTAAAATCACGACCTATTACGTTATTTCCGAGAATACATCTGACATTAGGTATTTTATACGCATCAGAAGCAATTAAACCATGCAAGGAAGACGAGATAATGTTTTTACATGATAATAGCTCGTCAATAAAATGATAAACACCTGATGTGATGTTTATGATTTTAACACCAGCGTTTTCTAATTTTTCTAATAATTTTAAAATTTCAGGATCATTAAAATCGGCATAGTGTGGAATTATACCAAACTCATGAGACTTTTCTATAACATTGATTGGGTTGTATATTTTTGGAAATAGCAGTGCAGGATCTCCATATACTTCTGGTACCTTTATTCCTTTAGAAATTAATTTATTTCTTGTCAAAGGTCCTCTAACTGCATATATTTTTTTAGGATTTTCTCCTATTGATCTACCATCGATAATTCCACTTCCCCATACTATATCGTTTGGTTTAGTAAATTTCATAATACTACCAATCGCTAAAATCTTTCCATCTTTAAAGACTTGCTTAGCTTTAGGATCAAACCAAAAGACATGTTCAGGTTTTATCTTATTGCTTTTTGAAAAGTATTTAATAACATGATATGATATGATATCTCCCCAATTTTTACTAGGATCTATTTGAATAAATTTAGAATCTTTATTATATTGATATTTCATATATCTTGTTATTCAATGTTTTCTATTGTAAATTTAGAAAAGCCGTTTTCTCTATAAATCTGTATCTTTTTATCGAAGATTTCATGAGGTAAAACTGAATGATTAATCACAAAAGTATTTATTTTATTTTCTTTAATGACTTGATTTAGTATTTTAAGAATATTGTATACACCGTCGTGGTCAACTGAAGATAATAATTCATCTAAGAATAATAAGTTTAATTGTGGGAATCTTAATTTTAATATTTTAATGATTGCAATAATAATAATAAAGTCTGCCTTTTTTCTTTCACCAGTTGATAAAGTCATTGGATTAATTTCTTCACCTAAGTGATTGATAATACAATTAAATTTCTCATCAAATCTTATATGAAATTGCAAGTGCATGGTTTGAGCCATAGCCGCGATATTAGTATTAAGCCCTGGTAAAATAGTTTTAACAGCTAAGTTCTTAACACCATCTTCTCCTAAAATCTGCTCTACAGTTTCCATAAAATTATAGTTAGCATTTAATTCGCCAACATTTTTAGATTTTTCTGCTTCTTTATCTTCAAACTCTTGAATTAAATTTCGCATATGATCAAAGTCAGAACCAGCTGGAGTATCTTTTATTTTAAGTAATTCAGATTTTAATTGTCCCATAACTACTTTGTTATCTCTAATTTGACCTTCTAATTCTAGCTTAGATTCTCTGGCGCCAGTTACTTTTTCTGATATAATATCCATCTCTACTTTAAGAGATTTAATACTGTCCATGTTAGTTTTAATATTTTCTTCAAATTCACACTTTTGATTATCGTGCCATTTTGTATCTAATTTGGTTTCACATGTTGGGCAATGGCCACTTTCATATAAAGACAATTTCTTTTTTAAATAATCTATTTCTCTTTTAATATCTTTAGCATCAGAATGTTTATCATTATATTGTGAATTGAACTTATGCATTTCACCTTCTTTTGATTTTCTAGTATCGTCTAAATTTGTTACGACATCTTTTAATGAAAGCAATTGAGATTTTAATTCTTCTATTTTAGATTCATTAGCGCTCGCAGATTCAACAAGTAATGTATTTAATTTACCCTTAACTGAACCGATAGAATCTATGATTTGTTTTAATTCTGCATCATATGAATCTATGTCGTATTTAATATCTCTCCTTTCGTCTTTGATTTGTTTTTGCATATCATTAAGAATAGAAA